TATCTTTACCAAGCTCCGCTTTATGATTATCGGATGTGACTGCAAGTGGGTAGTGGTTGATCACTTACACATGTTAGTCAGTGCTGTTCACGAGGGTGACGAGAGACGAGCCATTGATACTATTATGACTAGGCTTAGAAGTTTAGTAGAAGAGACCGGAGCAGGAATTATCTTAGTATCTCACTTAAGACGTGTCGATGGTAACAAAGGACATGAAAATGGAATCGAAGTTAGTCTCTCTCACCTACGTGGCTCTAACAGTATCGGACAACTATCTGATTGTGTGATTGCTTTAGAAAGGAATCAACAGGCTGATGACCCCGATGAAGCTAGGACTACAAGACTTCGTGTACTTAAATCAAGGTACACAGGTGACGTAGGTCTGGCGGCTAGAGTTATCTATGATGCAGAGACAGGAAGATTAACAGAACTAACAGACGAAGACATTACGTTTGACAACGCAGGAGACGAGGCATTTTAATATGGATTTAGTATTTGATATAGAGACCGATGACTTACATGCCACTAAGGTATGGTGCATCGTAGCTCAGAACCCTGACTCAGGCGAGATATTTAAATTCCCTCCTCATAAATTAGAGGAAGGGTATCAGTTTCTCACCACAGCAGATAGACTTATAGGTCACAACATCATAGGCTTTGACATTCCTTTAGTGGAAAAGTTTGGTGGTGTTGATCTTAGTAACAAAGAAGTTATAGATACTCTTGTGTTATCTAGGTTGTTCAATCCAACACGAGATGGTGGACACAGCTTAGAAACTTGGGGCTATAGATTAGGTCTAGCTAAGATTGAGTTTGAAGATTATTTAAACTATTCTCCACAGATGCTAGAGTATTGTGTGCGTGATGTACAAGTTAACACCCTTGTATACAAAGCATTACGTGACGAGTCGAAAGGTTTTAGTAAAGACTCTATAGACTTAGAACAATCAGTAGCTAAGATCATCAAGCAACAAGAAGTTGATGGATTTAAATTTGATATCCAAGCTTCTGGTATTTTACTTGCTGAACTTAGAGAAAAGAAACAACTCATTGAGGATGAAGTGCATAACACTTTTAAACCTAAGTGGGTAGATGATAAGTTGGTAACACCTTACATCAAGAAAGATGGTAACTTATCCAAGCGTGGTATGACCGATGATGAATATCAACGCTGTTTAGATACCAATAATTTTAATCCGTTTATGCGTAAGACCCTACAAGAGTTTAATTTAGGCAGTCGTAAACAGATTGGCGAGTATCTTATTGACTTTGGATGGAAGCCGGATAGGTTCACACCTACAGGTCAGCCCATTGTTGATGAGAAAACTCTGTCAGAAATCACACACATACATGAAGCCAAACTAATAGCAGACTTTCTTTTACTACAGAAACGTATTGCTCAAGTTGATTCGTGGGTTGATGCAGTTAAAGAAGACGGCAGAGTACATGGCTTTGTAATACCTAACGGTACAATTACAGGTAGGATGGCACATAGAAATCCTAACATGGCACAGGTTCCTTCTATTCACAGCCCATATGGTAAAGAATGCAGAGCGTGTTGGATTGTAGATGAAGGTAATGTTTTACTAGGTGTTGATGCTAGTGGCTTAGAGCTACGTATGTTAGCACATTATATGAACGATGAAAACTATATCAAGGAGATATTAGATGGAGATATACACACAGCTAATCAAAACGCTGCAAAACTTAAATCAAGAAATCAGGCAAAAACATTCATCTATGCACTTATGTACGGGGCGGGAGATGAAAAGCTTGGTAAAGTGGTCGAAGGAAATACGGCAGACGGTAAACGAGCTCGAGAATATTTCTTCGATAATAACCCTGCATTTAAATCTCTTAGAGATAAAGTTGGAAGAGCGGCACACAAGAAGTTCCTTAAAGGATTAGACGGTAGAAAGCTTTACATTAGAAACAACCATGCAGCATTGAACACTTTGCTTCAAGGTGCAGGTGCTATTGTAATGAAGAAAGCTTTATGTATTTTAGAAAGCAGATTAAAGCTTAGTGGTACACCACATAAGTTTGTAGCTAACATTCACGATGAGTGGCAGATAGAAGTATCAGAGTGTAGAGCAAAAAAAGTAGGTGAACTTGCAGTAGAAAGTATTAAAGAAGCAGGTGAACATTTTAATCTACGCTGTCCTATGGATGGTGAATATAAAATAGGGAGGAATTGGAGTGAAACTCACTAGCTATGACTACCGAAAATATTTACGTGATAAAAGATATAGACGAATTAATAAATATAAATTAAAAAAAGGATGTACAGATTGTGGATACAACACACATCCCAAAGCCTTATGCTTTGATCACGTTGTAAGAGAAGATAAAACAGAACTATTAGATGCCTCTAAAAGCGGGGCTAATATGAGTACATTGGTGTGTAGAATTACACCGACTGATAAAATAAAAAACAGACAGTATATAAAAGATTTGTTTAATGAAATCAGAAAGTGTGAAGTAAGATGTCAGAACTGCCATAGTATTAAAACATGGGAAGAACGAGACTATATGCCACACGTTAGAAAAAATAAACAAATTATACAGGAGATAGCACATGTCACGCAAGGCGAATTCAATTTCTAAGTCCAAAACACTTGACACATTAGTCGAAGATATATATAATAAGATAGGTGTACTTGCTGATGGTGAGCACATTGATCTAGACCCAGAGACTATCGACCAGTTCGGTGAGTCAATGAAAGAGATTCTTTACAAGTGGTCACACCCTGAACCAAGAGGTGATGCTACTTTACGGATGTCTAACATAGGCAGAAAATCTAGACAACTCTGGTACGACATGAAGACAGAAGGTACCCCTGAACGGATGCCTCCTTCCTTATTCATTAAGTTTTTATACGGACATTTACTTGAAGAGATTGTTATCTTTTTAATTAAACTATCTGGTCACACAGTAACAGATGAACAGAAAGAAATCAAAGTCTCTGGTATCAAAGGACACATGGACTGTGTCATTGACGGTGAGGTTGTAGATATTAAGACAGCTTCCGGTTATGCCTTTAAGAAATTTAGAGACGGTACTCTAGCAGAGAACGATATGTTTGGTTACATGGCACAGTTAGCTGGGTACGAAGAAGCACAGGGTACAAGTAACGGTGGCTTCCTAGCTCTTAACAAAGAGTCTGGAGAGTTAGCTTTGTATAGACCTGATAACTTTGATAAGCCTAACATCAAGAATAAGATTACTAATATTAAAAAAGCTGTGAAGTTAGCTACTCCACCTGATAGATGTTACAGTCCAATTCCAGATGGTAAGTCTGGTAACATGCAACTACCTAAAGAGTGCGTTTATTGTCGACACAAATTTGAATGTCACAAAGATGCTAACGAGGGTAAAGGCTTAAGAGTTTTTAAATATTCAAACGGTAATAGGTATCTAACTCAGACACCTAAAGCACCTAACGTTATTGAGGTAACACAAATATGAGAGGAGTAAAAGCAAAACAACTAAGAAGAAGATCAGAAGATTTACTTGTTGAGTGGTTAAGAACAATGGTACCTGAAGGTGAAGATACCTCTAAGATAAACAGAAAGAATATAAAAGAATTTTTACCTGAGCAAACACATATCTTTGCTAACAATAAATTTTTACTTAGTGCGTATAGTTTAAAATGGTTTTACAAACAAGTTAAACGTAATCCACAACTAACGCTAGGAGAACTTAATGCCTAAGAGAGTACCTAGAAAACCTAGACCTAAAAAGATTAATGTTCCCAAAGGATATGACAGTGCTTGGGAGTATGACATTCATCAAACTATTCTGAAAGACTGGAAACATCATTGGGATAGAATAGAATATGTCATACAACATAAATACGAACCTGACTTTGTAAAGAAGATAGACGGTAAAACAATTTTACTTGAAGCAAAGGGCAGGTTCTGGGACCATGCTGAGTACAGTAAGTACATACATATCAGAGAAGCCTTACCCTTAGCCACTGAGTTAGTATTTTTATTTCAAAAACCTTACGCCCCTATGCCGGGAGCTAAGATAAGGAAGAGCGGAACCAAACGCACACATGCTGAGTGGGCGGAAACAAATAACTTTAGATGGTATAGTGAAGATACTTTACCAAACGAATGGAGAAACAATGAACTATAAATTTAATGAAGATCAATTACTATCTGAACTTAAAGCTTATGTAGATGCTACATACAGCGAACACTATGCCTCTGATAAGTACCAAGCAACAGATGTTATCATTGATGCTGGACACGGTGAAGGATTTACACTTGGAAACATTATGAAGTACGCTAAACGCTATGGAAACAAGGACGGAAAGAACAGAAAAGACTTGCTAAAGATACTGCATTATGGTATAATAATGCTTAACATACACGACACAGAGAACTCATAATGGTTGAAGATAAAGTAGGTATCAAGGAATATCTTGGTATAAAAATTAATTACAGTAACGAAAAGAATTTAGATAAGTTCAGCCTTGATACACTTAAGGATAGATACTTATGGGAGAATGAAACACATGCACAAGAAGCGTTCGCCAGAGCCTCCGTCTTCGGAGCCACCTACAAAGGTGTCACAGATTTTGAATTGGCTCAGAGACTTTATCACTACAGCTCCGCATGTTGGTTCGGCTTTAGCACTCCTATACTTAGTAACGGGGGAAC